CGCTACAAGGAGGCTATGCGGAAAAGGCAATGCTGATGATTCACACTGGAATTAAGAGAGGAAAAGTACACAACACCCCTGAGGTGAGGCTTCAGGGGTTTAGGAAGGAGGAAGGATGAGTGACATAGAAAAAACAAACGAGTGGTGGTCGGATAAATATAGGCGCTCTCAAAACGAGGTTGCCAGACTTAGAAAAGATATACGGTTCTTGGTTGACGGAAAAGCCGAGGCTCTTACAGATAAAGAGATGGTTGAAGAGATTGGGTATCACTTTAACGGTGATGCATTTAGCGCCAGACAGCTTGTGAATCTGGCGAACGATAGCAGAGAGCTCCGCATCTCGTTTATTGTTAGAGACGTTCAACTCACAGATAGTTACGGCAGCATTGGAAAAAAATGGATTCGTCCAAACTTGTTGAAGGAATTCGCAGGAAGCAACATTAGAGAAGCACACGTCCCAATGGGGGACAGAACACAGGAACAGGGAACAGGAAACCTATACAGGATTGTAAAATGAAAGAATATGTACTGAAGAGAGATAACGGTAAGGACGTTCGGTTCACAGGCAAGATGCTTGCTGAGGCAGACAGCAGAGACTTTAAAAGCAGGTCTCGCGGTCACGACAGATGGACAGAGATGGCTATGTATAAGACGGAGGGCGGCAGCTTCATCGTTTCAATTACGGGCAGATCGAACATGCCTGGAGAGGTTGACAGGCTTAAGGTTGATGTATTCAAAAACAAAGAAGACATGTTTGACAAAGTCGGGTTTAGCTACCTGTCAAAAGCACTCTATGACGAAGCGCAGCTTATTCAAGAGGAGTTTATCAGATGAGTCGTCGTTGGACAGATAGAGAAGCAATCCGATTGGTGGAGATAGTCGAAGGTTTGAGTGGAGCCTTGTACACCAAGAGACGCAAGCCTCGAAAGACTTACCCCGAGACGTTCTGGGTGCAAGTGTCTGAAGAGATGAGCAGAAAGTATCGATACGGAAGAAGTCCTGTCGCATGCAGGAAGAAGTTTCAGTCAATGCAAGAGGAGATTCAGCCGATGTTGCCCACAAAGCCGAAGGAGCCGCTGGTTTATCGCAAGCCAGGACCACAACATGTACGCAAGCCATTGCCCTCCTCTCCAGACATGTTTTTCTTAGAGGATCTGTTCAGTAGGGGTGTTGACTATGGTCCAGGGACCATCACTGTTGAGGTGGTGGGAAAAACAGAAGACGGACGGCAGCTCGCTAGGCTGCATCATAAATGGAAGAAAGAGGCAGCAGCCTGTGAACGATAGGGGTAGACCAGAGATGACTGAAGAAAGAAAATCGACTGATGTTTTTAGTGTTAATGTCGGAGCGGTGTTTCTCGATGCGGGGGATATTTATGTATCCGAAAGGGACTTGCTCGACCTCATTGAAAAGCGTGGAGACGCCGGACTGGTAGTCTACCATCAAGGTAAGATGATGAGCGCAGACGGGGAAACAACAAGGCTGTTTAGGATTCCCCAGCTGGCATCATCTGAACAAATAAAACGTGCGGTAAAAGTGAGGTCGTCCGAGCAAAAGGAATACAAAGCACAACGCAGTGACGGTCGGAGCTTCACGAGAGGTCCAGTCGGATGAACAACTCCAAGGCAACACTATTACTCTCGCAACGTATAGATATAAAAAGAAAAGGAGTTTCGCATGGAAATAATTAAGACAAGACAGCATGAGATAAGAACGACAGCGAACAGTGGGCTTACGCCTTTGTACACAAGTTCTGTTGTTACTCTAGTTCAATGTAAGGCGGCGGTTTCTCCAGGCTTTCCTTACCTATCGGACTTTACGAAAGGATATCGAAATCCCTGGGATGCGTTCGATGACTATGAATCCTTTGCCGTAGAGATGCCTTTTGGTAGGGAAGGGGGATTAATACTTGGCAATAAGATCGGAAAGGTAAAGAAGGCGTTCAGCAAACCAAGCGACTTCACGATGATTGCCTGCATTAAGAAGATGGAGTGTGTGAGTATCTGGGCTACGTTAGGAAAGCTTCGAGAGAAGGGGGAGGACGTTGGCCCAAACAAAAGCTTCTTTGATTATGCAATAGAGTTCATTAGCAAAGTGAACGTATGTCTTTCAGGTGAAGGATACATGGTCGCGCTGATGAATAAAGAGGGCAAGGTAATCGAAGTTATCGATCATTTATCTGACGAGGAGTGTGCCCATCAGGCTCAGAAGTTCTTGTACAGTGCGGCTTTAATGATCGAAACCCCAGGTAAAGAAATAACATTCTCAGACGTAGGAGGTGTGTAAGTGGAAGCGTTAGAAGCAATTTTCAATTTTTGTATCATAATTTTTGCATTAGGTTTCTTTGGACGATGATACAATCCCAGTGGTTTCACTGGAGGTTTCATCATGAAAGTAATTGAGGTAGAATTCGAGCATCAAGTCTATGTCATGACTGAGCTCATGGATGTAGAAGACTTGGTGCTGTGTGTCATTTCAGCAGAGGTCACACCAATGGACGCAATAGGCATGGGTCCTAACGGTATGGGTGGACAGGTTCAAATCTTGAACATTCGGGTGATTGATGACAGATTCCCTGGTCTCGATGTCAATGAGGGCGACCTAACAAACGATGAGTATGATAAGATTGAGGACCGCGCATATTATCTAGCGGAAAATTCTCAAGAGGATTACGGAGGGTATTGGCATTGAGGTTTTCTGTTGAAGCGATGACGCACATCGATCATCTTGATAACGCAACATTGATGTCCCAAGATCTTGAAACGTTCATTATCAGCATGACCTGCATTATCGTCACCGGGCTAGTCCTATTGCTGGCAGCAAAGAAAGGGGATTATTAATGCTACACACAGGCTGCATATTGGCATTCTGCTACACCTTCCTGTTTGAGGCGGGACATCCTGAAAACAGGCTGGACTCAAGGGCAGCCGTGTGTATGGATGTGGTAGAGGAAGCAGAACGCCAGGGCGTTGATCCAATGCTCGCTGTTTCGGTTGCCCATGTAGAGAGCGGCTTTCGCAGGGGCGCAAGGTCTCACGCAGGGGCAGTGGGACCGATGCAAGTGATCCCTAGATTCTGGTGCAAGTCTAAGCCGTGCAATCACATAGAGGCAGGTGTTCGAGCTCTACGCACATACACGGAGTCGCATGGGGAAGGTGAAGGATTGTGCAGATACGTTAGCGGCAGAGCCTGCAGAGGCTCCAAAACTAGGCGCAGGTATCGCGACAAGGTGTTAAGGTTCAAGAGGTCTGCTGACAACCTCTTTCATTTACTATGCACAGACGGATGTTAATTATGAATAGAGAGTGTGGAACCTGTACCGCGTGTTGCACAACAATGATTGTCCCGGAGTTAAACAAGGCGGCACACTGCGACTGCCCCTTTGCCAACAACGGTTGTACCATGTATGAGGAACGCCCTCCCACATGCGCAGACTGGAACTGCTTATGGCTACTCGGACACTTCCGCGATAGAGACCGCCCAGATAAGACTGGATATGTTTCGTGGGTGATGCCTGCTCCACAGGTTCGTAGCTGGGGACACCCGGTAGTGGCTATGCGAGAAATTAAAGAGGGGTCTACAGTGATTCCCGCAGGGCAAAGGGCAATAAAGAAGCTTACAAAGGCAAAGGTCTCAGTAATTGTTATTAAGAAAGACACAGGGCGCACCATATATGCGGCATCTGGCTTTCAAAAAACAATGAGAGAGTCTTTCAATGGTCAGGGCATTGATTTCTCTGAGAGGTCAGGCTCCTTCCACATCAGCAGAGAAGACTGTGAGCGAATGTGGCCTATTGACTATGCTCAAGGGGACAGCCTTAGAAAGCTTATGCAGATCGAAAAATAGGGATACAAAATGATTAAAGATGCAATAAATGTTTTAAGTGAAAGCCCCCTGAAATACGAGTGCCCCTGGTGCGGCGCTACACACGTCGAAGAGGATTGGAGCGGTGAGGAGGTTATCCAGTCAGCATGCTGCGATGTAAGCAAAGAAGAGGCAGAATTCCCTGGGACTGACACCGTGCAGCTTATGGTCAGGGTTCGGGAAGCTAACCCACAATAACGCCCTGCTTAGTATGGATCACATTCACATGACCCTTTCCAGGCGTATCTATGTTGCGTCCTGGGACAATAACGCCACCCTTGCCTGCTTTGAACATGCCCCTTATCTTACCGTACCCTACCGACATCCTGCCGAGACTTCTGTCTCTGGCAAACGCTATAGCCTCTTCTTGAAACTGAAAGTCAGTGCCGCTTAACTTGGGCTCCGAGAACCCGTCGAGCTCAAACACGTCCCACTTTACAACGCCCCCAACTGCCCTACCTTTAACAAGATACTGTTTCTTTGCTTGCTTCTCGCGGATTTTCGCAGCGTCTTTGTCCACGTTCTGACGGACAAAAACTTTACGAACCCTTCCTGCGTCGTTGGAAAACAGTGCTCGAACCCTGCTGCTGACTTCTTTTGCGTATTTACTCATCCTTTGAATCCCTTAGGCTCACCGTCTTGCGCTAAAGCCAACATCCATCTTCGTATAACACGAGCATCATCAATCGTGGGAGCAAGCCCTGCATATCGCTTGCCGATTGTCACCCGCTGTCTCTTACTAAGCTTCTTGTTGCCAAGAACGCTGTAGACCTGCTTAAGAAAGTCAAACCTCTTCGTCTTACCATGCGGAACCCTAATCAAGCTCCTAGCAACAAAGGTCGGTCTCGGCTCTTTCCACTCATCACCCGTGTCTAGGTTCTCATATTCAACGGTGGACCCCGTCTTTGTCACGGCTATAAGGGAAAGCCCTCTCCAAAACTGATCTCCCTTATTAATCCGGAGACCACGCTGCTTTTTCTTTAGGCTGCTTTCGATTTCACTTCGGACTGACACGATTCAAGTCCCCTATCAAATCAACTAAACGATTTAGTGTGAGGCTTTCAGCGGCAATCCTGATGTTGGCGCTTTTGCCTCTAAAAATCCACCCATCAAAACGCGCAACCTCCACAGTCTGAGTGACGCCGTAGACACCCCTGAAAGGGGCAGGCTCTATAAATATAGACAGCCTGCGGTCCTCGCACCAAGTTCTCTTTGCTTTAGTTATCTCCAAGGCTTCTACTACAATGGTCTGATCGACTAAGCAGCTCTTCTGAAAGATAGACACCTTGTCATAAACGAATAGTCCCCATCCTAGAAGCCTCCAAATTAATCGTTTCATAAGAATGCTACCTCCCCAACAGCAAACTCCATCTCGGCGTCTTGTAGCAGGCTCAGAAGCATGTCAACCTCATCCTTTTGTCCGCGTAACCAGACCCCTGAAAAGCCCACCACCCTTTCCATTGAATCGTCAAGACCCCCAACCTCAACAAAGATTTCGGTAGAGCCCAAAATCTCTAGAGCCTTTCGGAGGACTGAAAATGTTTTGACGGCACCGTCTGCTACAAGGTTAGCTGTGGAAAATGTGCCCACCTTTGGGACGGCGTCAGGGTCTCGCTCCATTTTAGGCACACGGGTGCTTCGCTCAGGCATCTTGTCAAACAGCTTTATGGTGTCGTCAACTACGGACAACGCCTTGTCGATGTCGGCGCGAAAGATTGACGGCCCGTCGATACCTGCCATGAAAATCTGCTCGATGTTTTGTTGAGAAATATCAGCACGGGTGATGATGGACGAAGGGTTATATGCTGCAGCCGAGCTAAGTGTGGGCACGGATGCGATACGATCTATCTGGGCAGAGATGGACTTAGCTTCGCTATCAGATCTAGCGACATCTGGATCAGCAATGTTATCAGCGCCCAAAGAGACGCGACGTAAGAAAGAGCGTTGCAGCATGAGGTCTTGTAGCTTGCGAACATTAGAATCAGTCTCTTCATTTTCTTCAACCCCACCGTCTTCGCCAGCACCCATCCAAGACTGAAGCCTGTTCACTGGCTCCATTTTCTTAGGCCCTCGAACAAAAACTAAATGACAGGCACAGTTGGTCTTGCAAATCGTATCCCCGTTGCCTGGGACAGTCGGCAGGGTATCCATCGTGTATGGTCCAGACGCAGCGAGAGCAATACAATCAGAACAGTGCTCCGCTACGCCAAGCCGCCACCAGATCTTATCGTCTCTCATGCTCCCGTGAACGGCACCTGCGTTAAAAGCGCCCCTCAAAGCCTGAGCATACATGTTAGACCTTGCGCCAACCCCCATCGCCCCACGCCTGTCGGTGTATCCCGTAGAATATTCTTGAGCGAACTGGTTCGCAAAAGCTGTATGCTTATCCAGAATCTTCTTAAATATAGGGGCGTCAGCAACGATCTTATCGTATGTCAGAGACGATGCGTCCTGCCGTCCTCGCGACCCGTAACCCTTTCTAAAGGACCGTGCCATAGCGTTTTGTAACGCCGTCGCCCATGCCTTTTGTAGCTTCACAATCTGGTCAGGGGTCGCCCCGCTTCTTGCTGACGATCTATCGAAGTCAGTCAGAGCAAAGTACCATTCAGCGTTAAAAACGTCCTTTATCTTTTGGATTTCTGCGTTTGCTGCAGCGGTATTCTCAACGAGCGGCTCTGCCTGTCTCGCCAAATTTCGCAGTACAGAGGCCAGATAAGATACTGTAACATCGTCTTTCTTCTTAATCGCTTCCATTAGTGGTTTCCACCGCTTCAGCCAAGTCATTGAGCAACTGCTTAACACCAAACTCACGATCCCGATAATCAGCGAGACGAGTAGACGACTCTTCAACCTCTCTAGCCGCAGAAAGGCTCATGACCTCTTCATCGCTCAACCCGAGGGCGTCTTTCAGAACAAACTTGAAGTCAATGCCGAGGTCGTTCGCTAAGATTCTAGCGGTCTGAGCTCGCACATAGTTCGTGTCTGCCTTCATCTTCTCGTCAAAGCTAGAAACCCTGGGCATCTTAATCTTGTACTTGACGGAGGGTCGAACACCCGCAGCAGCAATTCCTCGCTGAATCACCGTATGCATTAGCTTTACAACCTCTTGCTGCTTACGTCGCACAGTCCGTGCAAACTGCAACCCCTGCTGCTCCAGAGTGCTTCTCGCGTTGACATTCTTTTCAAAGCCACACAGCGCCGCTGGGACACCGGTCACAATGAAGAATTTGTCCTGCATGAATCGAAGCATATCAATGATTTGTCGCAAGTCTGCAGGAGGATCGTTGTGGAAGCTCGGCTTCTCTTGCCCTTCGCGATATGGGTACACAAGATCGTCCATAGCAATAAGGCTGGTGATCCGTCTGCGCATCTTGCCATCTTTATCAAAAACCTGCTGACTCCACTGCCCGCTTTTAAGGTTCTCAAGGAAGTCATCGACTTGATCTGGTCTAATGTTCCCAGGCATAGGGTAAGTTACAGATTTGCGAGCGGCAGCCTGTAGGATCGAGAGCAGGCTCAATACATCTTCTGCAGCCTCGCTCTGTCGCCATAGCTTACGCGCCGTGGCATACATGCTGCGACCATACCTGTGCCCTCGCGCCTTATCTGGCGAATAGTGAACTACTTGGACAGGGCTCAGCATAACAGGGTCACCCGTCTTAAATGCTCTAGGTATAAAGCCCGTTCGATATCCAACAATCTGTGAGTATGAATTGCAAATTACATCAGTTGCCATAGGTATTAGAGGGCGCTCGGCAACCAAAGAACTTGAAGAAAATATTAGCTCGGTGAAACTATCGCCCAAGAGGGTGCCCTCTTTGAAGATGTGTAGAAAAAACTCGATGCCGCCCACAGCCGCAAGGATTGACTCCACAATATCCTTGTAGCTGTCTTCCGCATCCTCATCGAACTGAATTGTCACGCCATCAACACTGTCGCCACCGAATACGAAGTCCGTCAAGACCTGCAAAGCGGTCGCCATCTCTGGAACCTCGTCTCGAATCTCTCTAAAGTCCGTATACCGTGCGCGTCTTGACCTGTCGTAGTCCTCTTGATTCAGAGCCTTCATCTGAGCCGACATGCGGCGAGCTCTCTTCTCAGCAACGCTGGATGCAGTGGTATTGTTGAGGTCTACACCTATCGCGCCATACTCTGATGCGACCACCTCAGGGGTGCCCTTAAAAAGACGCATCATTCTATCTGACAGGCGACGCGCCAAGCGTCCGTCCGGCTCAAATTTCTTTGCCATTTCGGGTGACTCCAGTTGTTTACCTATATTTTAGAAGAGTGTGACCGGTTTGTCTATACAAGTCGCAGCATACGTTTTCTAGGAAACAAATGTTCGGCTGAATTGTATTGAGATATCCGCCTCAAAGCTTGAGATGTGGCATCAACTTGGTCATCGTTCCTCCCCAGTGGGAATTGGAGAAGCTCAACGAGATAGTCCTGTAAATACATGGATTTCTTGTGCAAAACGACTTGGCCTGCCTCGAAAAGCGGAGACACCGCACTAAGACGAGCAACCTTGCTGCCTTCTGGACGGACAGGAATGATGCCGTTCAAAGATTTACGCAGCGTATCTATAATTGCGGGACCGTTTGCCGCGTCTTCGATAAGAATCTCTGTACACTGAGGGTACCGTCGAGACAGTCGCTCGATGGCAGCTATCGTCTGAGTGAAACCCCACCTTCCACGCGCCTGATCGATGAGATAATACCTGTTCTCTTTCGCGCCCCACACCTGACCACACACAAAAGACCCGGGTCCAGCCTTAAAAGCGGTATCCCAACTCTGAATGACCCGATCAAAGGAGTCTGGCAGCTCATCTACATATTCTATCCAAGAGTCTTGGATCATGCCCCCATCCTGAGGCACAGGACGCTGCTGAAGCTGAGCAGACGCCGCGAAGGTCCCGAGGCTTTTCTTTAGTATCTCTATATCGTCTCTCGAAAACCGCTCAGGCCAGAGGAGTTCGCCCTCTTTTTTGCGGGGATCTCTCCATCCAATACTCGTTTTACTTCTTGACCCGTCGAACTCTGCAGGGAGCACCAACTTTTCGTACCCACCAAGATCCTCAAGGTGCCCACAGATGTCTCCGAAATGAATTCTTTGACCAATGACAATTCGTCGCGCCGTTTTGGGATCATTTCCACGAGTGGACATGGTCTGGTCCCACCAGTCAATGACCGCGTCTCTAGCTTTTTCAGATTGAGAGTCTAAAACCTTATGAGCGTCATCGACCTGTATGAAATCACCACCTTCACCAGTGGCTGCCCCTAGAACCGTCGTCGCAACCCGAACTCCACCACCGACGAGCTCAAATCTAGCCTTCTGGTTTTGATCAGGAGCAATTCCGCACTCTGGAAACCGAAGCTTGAACCACGGGGTCTGCATCACACGTCTTGTCTTAACGGAGTCTCGAACCGCAAGCCCGTGAGAATATGAGCTGCACAGCCATTTCGCTGACGGGTCGTTTATCCACGTCCATAAAGGGAAAAACACTGAGCACAGTGTGGACTTACAGTGTCGAGGCGGCATGTTGACGATTAGGTTTCTAACATCTCCACGCTGGCAAGCCTCTAGGTGCTCGCAT